CTGGAATGTATTTACTGCCGCAGACCATGCATACGTCTTTTTTGACCCTTTTCATTCTTTCTACCCAACTCTTCCACGAATAAACCATTTAGCACGATCAACTGTGCTCTGATATGTCGCACGAGATACATCCATTTTCTCGGCTCGCTGCTGGTCCGTAAGATTTGTTCGCAAATACTTCAACTTGATTGCTTCGCACTCTCGTTCCGGCAGCGCCCTGATGGCATGGTCCGTTTTGGAAATGTAATCTGGCATATCCAGCAGCGCGGTCGCCTGACTTGCGCCAGGCCCTTCGACCATTATCCTATGGATCGTCGACCTCGAGGCGTACCCGAGATTCTCCCGTCCATACCGGTTCCATTCTGCCCATGCGATGAGACAAGCCTCGACGTAATCCATGCGGTTATCTCTGCTCATCGTTTCCACCTATTGACGAACCCGCCAGATCTCGGGCGCGTAACATTGCGTTGTGGCACTGGTTTCTCTGGCGCTGCGACTGGCTCCGATTTTTGCTCCGCTTGCGGCTTTCCGTCTTCCGGCTCCAGTATCATCGCCAACCGATCCCAGTCCCTTTTCCGCATTGCATGTACGCGGATCTCCGGATGCTGCGAGGCGGCGGCGTTATAAACCGTGAGGTCAAGGCCTTCATTGCGCCGGCTGCGGCGCTTCACCCACTTGTTCCGTTCCGGATCGAAGGCCTCGGCGGTCACCTGGTTGTAATAATCCTCGTCGAGGTCTTCCGAGAAATGCACCTTGCGCTCTTCCGGCGGTTGGCCTTGGTCGCTCATTATCTGGTTGAAAAAGCGATGCTTCGCGGTATCGGTACCAACAGTCCATAGCAACACTCCGCCTTGTATCACCTTGCCGCGGTAGTTCACGTCCTGCGCAGTTGGGCGCGCAACCAGGATCGGCTTTCCGGGCGTATTGGCTCCCTTCACTGCCATCAGCCGGCGCGCGATGCCGGAGCGTACAAAATTGTAGACCTCATGCGTGTAATGGCCGCCGGTATCGACGGCCGTTGCCTGGATAAACATTTCGCGACCGAAGCTGTTCTGAATTGGCGAAGTCAGGTACTCAAACAGTGGACCTTTCTTTTGCTGTGCCTCTTCAAACAGGCGCGCCGGGTTACCTGGGATAACGTGGTAATCCAGTTTCCAGTTGCGTTCATTACGCCCCCAGCCCTCGAGGCCGAGCTCAAGCCGATCGTCTTGCACGTCGATCGCGCAGGTCAGGATCAGGCATCCAGGCGGGATCTGTTTCAGCTTGTACGGCTCCGCCCGTTCCATTAGGTGGTGCGGTTTCACATCCCGGGTGCGGTCTTCCCACACCTCCGCGAGCACGGTGTTGACGAACCGCTTCAGCTTGGCCTTGTCGTCCTGCGCCTCGATCCACTGGCGAGCGAGCTCGATCCAGCGAAAGCCGAGACCGATCGGCGCGTACAGTGCGTTCCAGTGGTAACCACGATGCCGAGTACTGCGTTCCGGGTGTTGCGCGATCCAACGCCCGTTGGCCAGCATCTGGGTTTTTTCATGCTCCTCAATCACGCAGCCGTTTTTCTCGCAGGCATACCAGGCGTGCGTCAGATGTTTGTTCCATTGCAGGTTCGGCCATTTGAACAGAATCAATTCATCACAGTGCGGACATCGCATGTGGTATTGGCGCTGGTCCGACAGCTTGTACTTATCGTCGATGCGCGATGCGCCGGCGACGGTCGGCGTGCTGATGTTAAGTTTCTTTCGGTGCTTGAACGTCGCCTGCCGTTGCTCGATCAGCCCGTCTGGATCACCCTCTTTACCAACCTCCCACGCAAAGCGATCAAATTCGTCGACCACAACATCCCGCATCGGCATCATCGCCAAGGAAGCCGGCGAGTTGGCGCCACCCATGATCAGAATCCCGCCGGGATAGTCCTTGATCAGCTTGCTGTTGCTGCCGTCCCGCTGCCGTTTGGCATCGAACAGGTCCGCAAGGACAGGCGTATCGATCAGCATCGGGTTGAGTCGCTGTTTCACAAATCGATCCACCGACGGCTCGACGTTCGGCAGGACGTACAGCATTGGTCCAGGGTTGTATTCCATGTTGTATCCGATCCAGTTCAATGCGATTTCGGAGCCTGCGCTCTGCGCGGGCTTCATCAACGTGACCTCTGTGACAGTGGAGTGCGCCGACAGGCAATCCATCGGCTCGCGCGCGAACGGGACCAGCGAAGTGCGCCAGGGGCCCTTCTGGCCGCTCGACTTGCTGGTCATTACGCGATTCTGATCCGCCCATTCGCTGACCGTGAGCCTCGGCTTCGGGCGCACGGCATGTATAAAGCGGCGCAGGAATGCCTGGTCGCCGTGCGCGTATGGGATATCGACTGCGTTAATTGTTTGGTTCCTCCTGAGATATTCTTGGCATTACGCTCAAATCTAGGTACACCCCACCGGCCATGTGAATCGAATACGCCACTCTATGATGCGGCTTCTCTGCCGGGCCAGTTAATTCAACCTGCAAATCCCCGAGTATCGAAGCAACGGTGTCCGTTAGCGCCTGTGACAAAACCGTTGCATCAGTACATCCTTCCCTCCACGGACAAGCTATCAAATCGATGTCATACGCCAGTGACCCATGAACCGCGAGGGCATACCCATGTCGATAGGAAACGTGCCGCAATGGCGGAATTAGCAAATCGGCCAACTTCTTGCATCGTTCGGCACGTTCATCTTTTGCTCTGTTCATTCTTGTTGTTCCTTAAGTTTTCCCAATACACCGGCCACCTGGTTGGCGATGCTATGCAGCATCTGGTCGCGGTACTCTGCCATCAGCTTGCTTTGCTTCTCGTCGAGATCCGCATCGACTTCGAATCGATCCAAGTGTTGAGAGACAACAGTTTGCACTATCGTCCCCGCCTCCCCTGCTGCGTGGTGTACGCGCGCGAGCTCGCATACCTCTCCTGCCTTTTTTCGAAAATCGATCTCTGCAGCCCGGGCTAAGAACGATTCCTTGCGGGCGCGGGCGGTAGCGAAACTGTCTGTCTTAATTTCGACTTCTACGGCGGGAATCTTTTCGTTCGTTTGGTTTTTGTCGTTGCTCCTGTTCTTCTGGTGCCTGGTGGCCACATCATCGCGGTTCGGATCCTTGGTCTCTTCAATCCGCGCGAGCGAGGCCTCGACCAGGACCTTCTTGCCATCGAACACCATGCGTCCAGCTTGCTTCAGCTTCGTGACGTAGGAAGGCATGACGCCGAGGTGATCAGCGAACTGCTTTTGCGTCATTTTTTGCTGCTCAGTCATTTTGTGAAGCCCTGTTAAGGCTTTTGTTAAGCGTCATTCATTCATAACCTATTGATATATATATTTTGCTAAGGGTGTGAAGGGTGTGAAGGGGTATATCTACGCGCGTGAGAACATATTTTTTTATTTAAAATATGTTCTTTTCTCGCACGTGCGCGCGGAAAATACCTTTCACATCCTTAACATTCCTTTCCTTTCAACGGCTTAAATCTTCACAAACCGCTTCACAACCCCTTCACATCCTTCACAAATCAGGCCGATTCAGGATCTTTCCAGCGATCAAGCGCCTGTCTGAACTGATTTGCGCATGTTGTTACCCAGTCTCGTTTGTTGGTATCCAGCGGGGTCTCGGCACCAGGCGGAAAAATGAACGTGGCCTGCTTGTCATCACCTTTGTCGATGTACCAGGTGACCGCCTTCTTGCAATCGGACCGCTTACCGACTTCTGCCAGCAGTTTCGGCTCCGGTGCGTACCGCGGGTAACCGAGCCGGCCACAGTAGCTGCGATATAGCTCGTAAAAATCGCGCGACTTGCATGGCACGACCGGGATATCGCCAATCTCGTCATTAATCCATGCCAACCAGAAGCGTTCGGTGTTGTCCTGGCTGAGATCAATCAACTCAGCCTTCGCTTTGGTCATCGGCGGCTTCGTGTGCGGTGTAAACGGCTGGTTCTTGTAGTACTTGCTGAGGTCGATCTCGAATTTCAGGTGATAATGCAGCGCCTCAATACCACCGTTCGCAATCTCATCACCCACCTGGTCGTACATCGCCGGCCCGAGCTTCGGCGGCGTCCAGATCACGGTGTAGCGCCGATCGTCGCGCTCGAGCACCAGCGGCTGCGTTTCATTCGACAGGAATACCAGGTTGACGTGGTTCACCTCTTCATACGAGGTGACGAATTTCGGGTTGATACGGATCGTGTCGTTGGTGATCAGGCCCTTGAGCTTGTTCTTCGTGTGATACAGCTCCTGCCGCGCCACGACCTCGTCAGCAATCATGAACAGCTTCTTGCTGGCCCAATCGTTATATTTATCCTCGACTGCGTCCTGGTTGATGATGCGACCGTATTCGCCATAGATCGCCATTATCGATTCGAAAAACAGGTTCTTACCAACACCCTGCGGGCCATGCAGTACCAGTGCCGTCTTCATTTTCGCACCCGGGTTCTGGATCGGGTACGCGAGCCAGCACAGGATCCAACGCTTGATGTCCTCCGGGTTGTCCTCGGCGCTGCATAGATATTCGAGCAATTCCAGCAATCGTATCGAAGTGCCTTTTTTCGGTTCGGTTGGCCAGCCGCCGAACAGGTTGCAGGTGATGCGCGGATCCATGCCGGCCGGGTCGAACCCGACTTCCTGCACGCGCACGATGCGTCGAGCAGGGTTTTCCATCCAGCGGCGATGCACGTCTTTATGAATGCAAGCATCGCGCATGTCGCCGAGCGTCATCAGGATGTGCTCTTGCGAATCGAACACCGTTTGCTTATGGGCGTAGACTAGGGCAAACCGATCGAGCAGCTCGTCGCTCGACTCGATCGGCTTGAGCTTTTCGTCGCGACCCCCTCCCCCTTGTTGTGGTGTTTGCGGCGCGGCATTTTGACGATTCCACCCTAACGATTGAATCTTGGCTTCGACCTGGTCCTGCACCCGGCGCAGACCAACTTCGGGGCCTGCTGGGTCGCTCATGTGTAGATCATTGAAATCGGTCAGCTTGCGATCCCCTCGATCGGGGAACTCAGGCAACATCCAGGCGCCGCCGATCGCGAACGCGGTCTTGTCTGCCGCCTCGGCGCCGGCGTTGATACGACCATGCGGTTCACCGCAATGCTTGCAGGCCTCGTCGGCCACCGGTGTCATCTTCTGGCAATGAGCGCATTTGCCGCGCCAGTCATCGTCACCGCAGATTAGGATCTTCACGCCCGGGTAGCGCTTGCGTAGTGCCTTGGCCACCGGCAGCAGGTTACCTGCATCGAATGCGATGGCGGCTGGGTAGGTAGTGGCCTCGAATAATGAGGCCCCGGTCGCGTAACCCTCAGTTACCAAGAGAATTGATGTTGGCGGTGGACCGATCAGGAAAAAGTGGCCCTGCTTTGCCAGCCCGCTTGGCCAGTAGTCCTTGTCGCGACCCTTGCGCTTGATGGTTTCCGGGTCGCCATAGATGATCTGCAGGCCGTGGATGTTGTGCCGAGTATCCTGTATCGGGATCACCAGGTTGCCGCGACCACTGAAGCGGACACCATGCGCAGCAACGCCCTTCTTTTTCAGGTAAGCGGATTCACCATCGTTGGAGCACTTCGACCAGGCACCCAGGGCCTTGCGCGCCGCCTTATCGGCGATGCGTTTGCGCCGTTCTGCTTCCCGCTTTTTATCAGCATCGATACGGTCCTTGATGGCAGCTCTTTCGTCGTTGCTGAGCTCGCGCTTCTTGAGCTGGATCTTCTGAGCGTTGTTCTCATTGCCGTGCCACACGCCATACGACCCGACCAGCAGCATGTCGCCGGCGGACGTTCGGAATTCGTGCAGTTGGTACCAGCCACGCTTCTCACGATCACCACCTTCAACCTTGCAGCGCACGATGCGACTGACATCGATCGACTCGACCAGGAGACCGAAGCCGCGAAGCTGATCAAGCACATCATCGTAGTTCGACCAGCTGCTCATGCGACCGGCCTCGGCGACTCGATAATTAAAAAACAACTACAATTACAGCGAAAATATTTCACTATGTTTGAACGCCAAACCCTAGCGAAATTTTGCGCGCTTCGCACCCGCAAGGCTGAGAGACCAGGAAGGACCCGCTGTCCGGAATAATTATTTCGCTGAGAGTCGATTAAATATTTCACCGAGGTGAAACGTCGCAGCGTTTCACACACT